ATGTTTTTGTCGAAGGCATTTTTTGCGTTGCTCTCAATGTGTTTATATTCGACTAATCGATCCTCTGTTATGTTACGGCTATCTTCAGAGTGACCATCTCCCGTTGCTTTGTATAATATGATTTCGTGACCGTATCTCTCCGCGAGCCATCCTGCTGTATAAAGGTTTTTGAAACGCTCATCTTTTTGGATGCCGGGGTTAATTGTTACACCACCCTCCCCAAATTTTATGTATTTTGTACCATCATCTCGTTTGGGAGTCTCTTCTAATAGCTTCCTCGCTTGAGCTTCTTCTTCCGCATATTTAGAGTCCGTTTTGTTGCTACTATTAATATTCCTCTCAATAGCTTCCCTTTCTTTATTCCCATTTTTCCCATAGTATGGGTATTTTGGTGGGATAAGTCGCCCCTCTTTGCCTGGGTTAAACCTAAAAATCTCCTGCTTACCGGGTGTCATCTCCTCCATGATGTCGACGACCTCCTCGCTTTGAGAGCGTGGGTGCGTCCCCGGTATTACCTGTATTACATCGCACCGGCACCCCCAGCCGTTTGGAGGGAAACAGGTATCCCACGCAGGGTCGCTGAAGGGTAGGCACATACCATTGAGGCGGGCATGGTCGGCGCGTACTTTTTCGTCGCCTGCGGTCTTATATAAGAGGTCGTACGCGTCTCCCCATTGAGCAAACCGCTCCCACTTGGCCGCCATTTGGGCGGACGCTTGCACAAAGGCGTACTCAGCCTTGAGCCAGGTTTTGTTGTACTTGTCGTCAATCTTAGCCGTGTCCGCTACAAACTCTTGCCAGCTTTTTAGGGTGCCGTCGGCGTTGCGCGACCGGCCGGCCACCTCCTGCAGGTGGTGGTAAGTCTTAAAGCCGGCAAAGGTGTGCAGGTCCTGCTTTAGTGCACGCTGTGTCGAGTTAGAGAGGTCGCGGATGATGGGGTCTACCTTGGTAGTGTACCCTCGAGCGCTCACCTCGATAGCCTTGCGGATAGGCTTCTCGCGTAACATGTTGGGGGTCATCTTGCCCCCCTGCTCGAGTACGAACTTTTTTGCACGATTAAAGGCCTTGCGGAGACGTCCTCCCTTGTCGGGGTCGTCGTCCTCCGCGTCGAGCTCAACGCGGATAGGGGTGTATAGCCCCTCGAGGATCGCGGTGAGGCGATCATACCTCGAGGGGATCAACCGAAAAAAGGATCGGAGGCGGTGAGTTGGTTACTCTCCCCTAGGGTGGCACGCTTGCCGGTCACGGCGACGCCGAATTTGTTTTCGATCCATTTCTCGTCCACTTCGTAATAGGGGAGGATGTCCTTTGTGCGCTGCCATAGAGCGTTTTTGTCCTCCTCTTCGGGATACTCAAATCGGAGGCCTGAGGGGATATGTCCGAGAGTGCTGAGAGCAGGCAGGATAGTAGAGTTCATCGTTTTCTCGGCAAGCGCACGATCCTTAGCGCATTTAGCATCGAGGAGCTTAAGCGAGGACTCCTCCTTGCTGTAGTTACCGTTAGCGGTATCCTCTCCGATTACACACCCGAGGATCTTAATCGAGATATCCTGCTTGCACGCCCATATGAGGCGCTCAAAGATGTCCCCATTGCCGGCGACACCAGTCGCAAACGACATCTCCTCGTTGCTGTCGATAATTGCCCAGTTAGCGCGTCCCATCCGCGTCATCATCTCCTCAGCTCGAGCGAGCGCCTCCTGATCGTCTGTGTCGATTTTGAGCGTCCGTGGCGGTATGCCAAAGGTCTCTGCAAACTCGCTCCAGGCGCTGAGGGCATAACGCTTAAAAATGGTGTTGGGGCAACAGTCAAAGAGGATTCCGAGGTCACTTGGAGAGCCTACCTCGAGGATGGAGGTGCCGTACCGGCTGTCTGCACGGTAGTCGATCCCTTTGGTGTCGGCCACATCGGGGAGGATTAGCCCCAACCCCGGCACAACATGTCGACGAGGGAGCAGCGAGACGCTAAAGAGGTCCGTCGATGAGGGGGTCAGCTCAAGGAGCGAGTGCCCCCAATAAGGGGTCTCAAATAGGAGCGTAAGGAGCTCATTAAAAGCGATGGAGTCGCTAAGGAGCTTAGTTACCTCCTCGTTAGTTACCCCCTTAGCATCAAGGATGGCAAAGGGCTTGTTAAGTGATCGGTCCCTCCGCAGCTCCATCTTTGAGGCGAGGTAGAGGTCGTGCAGCATATCGTCGACAATATCGACAAGACGCGTGCGCCGCGGAAAATCGGGCTTGGTAGCCTCTCTCTTGGCATCGCGCCAGGAGCGCATATCGCGTGAGGTCTGCGAGGCTTGCTTTTGTATGATTTTTTCGAGGAGGGATTCGGTGGCTTTGTGTAGTGCCATGGGTATGCTAGATATAAGGTTAATACTCAAAATCGACTTTAGGGCGCGATCCCATGGTGAGGTGGGATACGATCCGCCCGTCCTCGGTCTTGCGGGGTGGGAGTCCTACGATGCCGAGGGTACCGGTCGCTATGCCCTTGAGGTACTCTTGGTGCAGCTTGTACGCCTCTACAACGCGCTCAAAGGCTATATCTACATTCTGTCGACGCATGATATAGTAGAGGGCTATATCCTTGATCATCTCCTTGATATCGGCAAGGCAAGGGGCGTCAGAGGGCATGGCTTGTATCGCGGTGATGTCGTACTTAGCGGATAGGTAACTAAGCACCCGCGCCTCAGAGGCACGGAGGCAGGTGAGGGTGATATCGGGGGTATTGTCGGTCATCTCCTCGAGCTTGTAGGCATCGACGACGGTAAGCATCTCTTGTTGTTGTACGAGCATAATCGGTATTAGTTAAGTGGTGGTTAATCGCAGGTTAAACGGCCGTTAATAGTGTCGGTCGGGACGCTTGGAGGTCATATAGTTACGCTGGTCTGACCCTACCTTGTTGAGCATCCAAATGGCGGACTCGAGGGCGTCGGGGGCGTCATCATGTAGACGGCTCCCCTTTTCGGTCGCGAGCAGCTGGTCGATGAGGATTTTTAGCCCCTCACTCTCTCGCTCCTCCTCGTTAAAGAGGACAAAACCACGCTCAAAAAGGGGCTGCATCGTCTCAATACGCGAGTACTTATCCGGCTTTTTGCGCTTGTCGGGGGTGATGGGGATTTGTCGCCCTCCTCGAGCTACCCCCTCATCCTTAAACTCCTTAAGGAGCAAGTCCTGTATAAAGTTCGCCTCCATGTAGTAACGGGGCGGTTTGCGCCCCTTTTTGCGCTCGATCCACATCTCGATATCGTAGTGCCACGCCACCATCTCAGCAACGGAGCATTGCCCTGCGTAGGCCTTGAGGACATGGTAATATCCCTCTTTGGTTTTACCGACGAGCATTGTCGCTTTGAAGTCATTTGCTTTTGTTGACTTAAAAGAGGGGTCGGTATAGGCTATGATCTTGACGTACTCCTTGAGTGGTAGGATCTTGGTGTAGCGCATCCACTCCGGCTTAAAGACGGCTCCCTCCTCAATCGGATTGTTAAGGTACTCACGGGCGAAGCTGATCTCCCCTTGCTCATCGCGCATCGCTTGTATATCCTCGCGCGAGTAGTAACCCCACGAGGGATTGCCCTTGCTGTCTATGATGTTGACGCGGGTATGGTATAGATTATTGATATTGGCAAAGTGCGCAAGGATCATATTTTTTGCAAATCGATTGCCCACCATGATAAGACGGCCGCGCCCCCCGGCCATGGTACCGTAGAGTGGGCCCATCACCCAGTTGTAGGCCTTGCGGACTCGACTCTCGTTGTTGCTGAGTTGGTCATCGTCGATATCGTCGATAAGGATGTAGTCAGGGCGCTGCCCGTTTTTTTTGAGGCCTCGAGGGCTTTGGCCCCGACCGATGGCCACAAACGTAGTCCCATCGGCCAAAGAAAATTTGCCGGAGGTCCACTCGGTACCCTTATCCGCTTTTATCCCAAAATCTTGGATATAGGCCTCGTTGTTGGCAAGCTCCGCTTGGAGGTCGGCTAGCAGCCCCTTGGCGTTGTCGTTGCTGCTGGATACCAGCACGATAAACCGAAACAAATTTTCGCCTCGTGCGAGGATCCACAGGGGGATAAGGCAGCCCATGTGCGTAGACTTAGCGTGGCCGCGAGCCCACTCGAAGAGGGCGCGTGCCCTCGGGTGCCCTGCAATGTATTTTGCTGCGTCGAGGTGAAACTTTGCTGAATCACAAGGCGCAATGTGCGAAAAATAGGTACGCACGAAGTAGTTGTAATCCTCCTTGGCACGCCGTACGCGCTCCTCCTTGGTCTCCTCACACTCCCCAAGATCAAAGGTTGTGCGTGTGATGAGGGACACCCGCTCATCCCACCTCTTGAGGAGCTCACCCGATACCTGCTTTTTAGCTCGCTTAATCATCTGCTTGTTGTGTTAGTAGGTTGTCACGCTCAATGAGTTGATGTATATAGATGTCATGCAGGCGTGTGAGCTCTTGGACAAACTCGCGACTTGTCTTGAGCCGCTTACCCTCTGCCACAAGCCAATCTCCAAAGCCCGTGAGGGCAAGGATTACGTCGTCGACGGTCGCCTCCTTTTGCAGGCTTTTAATCTGCTTGCATACCTTGCTGATTGCATCCGCAGTAGCAAGGGGCTCCCCTCTCTCGATAAGGTCGTCGAGCTGCTTAAGTAGCTTGTTGTAGATGGTTTTAGGTGAGAGGAGAGATGCGTTGCGGCTCGCTTGCCACGCCCCCTCTTTTTTCCATTTGGTAAGGGTCTGAGGGGTAATACCGAGCCGCTCCGCAATCTCTCGGAGGGGGACCTTGTCGAGGTACAATCGCTTGGCATGGTCATACTTAGCGGGGTCTTTCGGGGCAAAGGGCTTCCTTGTATTCATTTTGTTTATTAACTTTGCGGTGTGTATTAATTTTATCTATAGATGAAGCACGAAAACTATCTTAGGCACGTTGAGATGGTGCAGCAACTAGTACGGGAGTACTACGAGCCGGGACGGCAGGACCGCTGCCTTGCCGAGGTGTGGCGTAGGTGGGTCTATCCGGTCTATCCGATGTGCTACGAGACCCTCCGCCGCATCATGGCCATTAACCTTAAGGAGGAGCAGACGCAGATGCGTGCGGCTCAGTCTCGCCCCGTGCAGGCATCGCTCTTTGGCGATCTTGAGTTTTAATCCTCTGCCCACGCCTCGCGGGCTAGCTGTATCCTCGTCTCCTGCAAGCTCTCTACCCTTGCCCCTACCTTATATCCCTCTAATCTCCATCCCTCTTTTTGGGCTGCCTTGATAACCTCGTCGATGAGGGCGAGGTAGCGGGCATAACTCTCGAGATGTCGATCGGGTGCGGCACTCGAGGCTATAAGGGGGAGGTTAACGTAGAGGCGGAGGGAGAGGTCTGCACGGTATCGATCCCACTCCTTATCCTCGTTGCATCGCTCCTCGCCCTCCGGGGCAATAAGGAGCGCCGGGGTCTTGATAGGAGGGTGCTTAAGCTCATCGAGGTACTCGTCACACTGCCCCTGGTCTAGGGCGATATAGGCGAGGGATGTTGTCTCTTGTAGGGCTCTTATGAGAGCCTTGATGCTGTCAATTGTAATAATCATAGTATTAGCTTAGCTTACGTATAGTGCCCTCCTTGGAGAGGATGCCGACGAGCTCGCGCCCTCGGATCTTAAACTCGACTTGCCCTCCGCCTCCTGCGCTCATCGGTTGTATCAGCGAGCGCAGTTTATCAAGGGGGGCAATAACCTCGGGGTTGCTGCTTGCTCCTGCATACTCGCCCGTTAGGGAGAGCGTGGGACCGTACACAATCCCCCCGTCTGCAAAGGCGTTGACCTTGGGGATGGAGGTGAGGGAGGCGATGATGCTTGCAATGCTCACCGCTGCCATGATGGGCCCCACAACGGGGATCCCGGCTTGTGATTTACCTGCCTCGGAGGCGGATACCGCCACATTGGCATTAAAGAGCGATAGGAGGTTGGGGAGGGCGTCCTTGATGACGCTTGCCACGTTAGCCCCCCACTCGAGCCACGCTCCCGCTGCCTGCAGCATCGAGCTCTCTGTCATATCCCCCAGGTTGCCAATGATCCCTCCCATGGTGCCGGCGAGATTGGCAATGTTGCCCACCGATTTTTGTACTCCGGCTACGTATCGATCCCACTCCTTGCGCGCTCTGTCGAGGCTCTTTTTTGTTGCGTTGTACAGCGTTTCAGGGGCTTTGTTGACTGCGCCGGAGACTAGCTCCTTGACGTCCCATTTTTTAGTGTCCTCCTGCTGCTGCTTTTTATCGCGTCCAAATAGGTCGCTTTTACTTGCGACTTTGCCCGCCTTGTCTAGGGTCTCTCCGATGCCGACACGTTTACTCGTTTTACTCTCAATTGCAATAATCTCCTTGAGCTTGTCGAGGATCTGTTGATACTCGTTGATTTTCTTCTGCAACTGGACGGCGTCCTCTTTATTGCTCTTATTGAGCTGCTCCTGCAGCTTAGAGATGTTGTTCGTGAGGCCCTCAATCGTTGTGAGGTTGTAGATTTTCTTCTTCTCCCCCTTATCCTTTTGGGTGGGTAGGGATAGTGGCGGTATTTTTGTCTTTGGGGGGATAGTTGGGTCATCCTTTTTGTCGTCTCCCCAGGACCCACCGGCTCCTCCGAGATCCTGTATGCCTCGCGCTCGTTTATTGTCCCGGATAGCACGGGTCTGGTCGTCAATGGCGCGTGTTGTTGCCTCGACTTTATCGGTCGGAGGGTCGGTAGCAAAGAGGTCTCCCAACCAGTCGATAAGGTCAGCTACAAGGCCGATCGCCACCTCCAGGGGCTTAATAACAAAGTTCTCGATCCACCAGCCCCACAACTCAAAAATGGGTCCGAGGCTCTCGATGAGCTTACCCAGCTTATCGAGGATGGGGATAAGGAGGCGGATAATAAGGTCCACGAGAGGCATGAGAGCCTCGATGATCTTAACAATCGGAGGGATGAGACGGGCAAACAGCTCTATAATGGTGCGGATAATCGGCATTAGGGAGCGGAGGGCAGAGGCTAATAGCCCCCCTAGGGTCGATATAAGCTGCGTAATGGAGGGCATAAGGTCACGCACCGCCCCGATAAGGGCGTCAAAGGCCGGCTTAAGTCGCTCCATCATCTCGCCCGCGGTCTCCTGGACGGCCTGCCATAGCTCCTGACACGCCGTGCGGAACGTCTCGCTGTTTTCGTACGCGATGTAGATAGCGCCTGCAATCGCAGCAAAAATAAGGGCGTATTTGCCGAGAGGAGAGCCAATCAATACCTTATTGATACCGCTAAACGCCCCCTTAAGATTGGTAAGTAAGGGGGTAAGCTGCGCAAGCGGTACCAGCTGCTCTCCTAGGCCTGCCATCCAGGGCAGCATCCCCCCTGTTGCCTCGTTGATGGATATCTTCAGCTCGTCCATCCGGGCGCGCATCACCTCGAGTCGGTGTGCCCAGGTACTATTACGGATATTGGCCTGCTCGATGGCCGCATTTGACCCCGTCACCTCCTTAGTCATGGCTCTAACGCCCGCCGCGTTTTTTAGCAAAAACTGAGCGGCCACGATGTTCTCTCGGCCAAAGGTCTTGGCCAAAAACGTCGCTTTTTCGGTTTCCGAGCTCATCCCGTCGAGGTGCTTTTGTATGATCTGTAGACCTCCTGCAAAGCCCGTCTTTGTAATGTCGATCTTGAGCCGGGTCTGCATAGCGATAAGCATATTACGCATCGCCGTACCTGCCTCAGCCCCCTTGGTGTTATTTTGGGCTAGGATTTCCAGCGCTGCGGCCGTCTCCTCGACGGACACGCCGGCGGAACTTGCGGCCGCCCCGGCAACCTTAAAGGACTCGGCGAGGTCGACAACCTCCGAGCCTCCGGCTCTTGACCCTGCAGCTAGTACGTTGACGATCCTTGCCGCCTCCGACGCCTCGAGCCCAAACTGGTTGATCGTCCCCGCAAGGGCATTACTTGCCTCCTCAAGCGGGAGAGCCCCTGCTTGAGCAAGCAGGATGGTCTGCTCCTGCAACACCTTGAGCTGCTCGATTGGCACGTCAATTTGCCCCGCTAGGATGGCAAAGGCGCGGGCGGACTCCGACGCTCCCAATCCGCTCTCCACTCCGACCCGTCGTGCGGTCTTGGAGAGGTCCTCGAGCTCCTCTCCGACTGACCCCGTGATGGCCGAGAGGTCAGCCATCGACTGCTCAAAGTTGATGGCGGGGGCGGCTAGATCTCCGAGGGCTGAGGCTATCCCCTGTACCTGGCTGATAATGGCCGACAGCTCAATAGTCTGTATCGCTGCGGATAGCCGGTTGGCAGCCCGCTCACCGTGCTCCCCAAATTGGTCGAGAGCATCTCGGCTCTCGTTGGTCTGCTTGGTAAAGCGCCCCTTGGCGTCTCGGGCCCGCTCGCTTGCCTGTGTTGTTTTGGTTGCGGCCGCTTCGGCGGCTTGTGTCGCCTGCTCCTCCGCGCTATTGACCTTAGACTGCAGCTCCGAGACCTCACGAGCGAGGTCGTCGGTCGCTGTGAGGGCTTGGGATATGTCAACGTTGATAGTGGCAGTATGGATAGATTGGCTCATAGTATTAGGGTTGGTGTGTTGGGTCTTATCGGTATCGCTCCTCGATGGTGCGGAGCTCCTCGGGGGTCATGATGTCGGGAGGGGCCTCCTCTCTTTGGGTGTCCCAGGGAAGCGGAAAAGCCTCGTGCGCGGAGATGGGAGAGGAGAGATGAGGAACAACAGAGGCGTACATAATACTCCGCGCTTGCTCCCAGGTGGTGTGCGCCTCCTGCTCCTCTCGCTTGAGTTGCATCGTAGCGATTGCGTGCCACTCCTCCGTGGTGAGGCGGGCAAAGTCGGTGGGACTCAGTCCGCAATGGGTCACGGCAAAGGCGAGGTCGTCATAGATCATAGCGCGTAGCATCTAAGGGTGAGGGGGCATCGGATAGAGTGAGCTCGCTTGTCCCTAGTCTCGCATCGTACCGAGAGCCCATGAGGCGGTAGGTGTGATGAGGTCGGTTACGGAGCCTAAACAGCGTCCCCACAGGGTAGGGAGTGGGGGTGGCTGTTGTGAGACTCAGGGTGTCGTGCGGCTTAGCCATTGTGGCAAAATAGGAGGCAGCGACCCACTCGGGGATGGTACGCCCCCCGATATCCTCGAGGGGTTTACCATCCTTGTCGGTAAGTTGCCCCTTGAGCGATGGGGGGAGAGCTACCCCCGTTATCCGGGTGGTGTAGGTTAAGTCTATGGGCTCTCCTTTGCGGAGGTAGGCCTTGCCCATATCGGCCACGACAAAGCGGTCGTACTCACCCTCATGGGCATACTCGTACGTGATGTAGATACGTCCTACCATCACTGTACTTGGGGTAATCTCTGTCGCCTCGAGCCCATCTCGCACGGCGTAAAAACGCAGGGGTATGTAGACGGCAAGGGTCGTAAGGTCGACCTTGTAGCTAATGCCCCTATCTCGTTTGCGTTGCTCGTGTATCTCGATTGTCTGAGGGTAGACGAGGTCGGAGACAAAGCCAAATTTTGCCATTTTGCCCCCCTCGAGCTCGGAGCGAGAGACCTTAGCATACGGCAGGTGGTTGCGTAGGTAGTCATTGATGGAGGTCTTGTAGTACGCTTGGTACTGCATCTTGTCTTTGGGGGTCACCGACCAGACAGACCTAAAGGTATTCGCCCCCTCCTTGCCCATCCCCAAGCAAAATAGGCGCTGCCCTATTAGTGAGTTGTCGCGCACCTCGGTGGCGGTCTGCGGGAGCCTCCGAAACTGCTTGGGATCCTTATTGTCGGTCGCTGTGTAGCATACGCCACCTCTTGCACTCATAAATTCCGGCTCCATGCTATTGCCGGCTTTGATTTCGGCGACGGCGAGTAGGTCACCATCCCAACCCTCTAACCCCTCAAATCCGAGCTCGATATCGATCTTGATACCCGTCGCCTCTCGCGGCGGATTGTAGGGGATACTGAGAGCGACCGCCTCCTTAGCGACGTAGGGGATGCGTACCTGCATCCCTCGTGCTTGCTCTCGCACTGAGGGGCGTGTTGCCCTTTGTGCGATACCCTTAGAGGCGGATAGGGTAAATAGAGGCGGCATAGACTCGCTAAAGTAGTCCTCTGAGTAGGGGCAGGTAGGTAGGGGGAGCGTTGCAGGCTTAAGGCGGTAAACATTTTGGCTTCTCTCCTCGGGGAGATTGATGCGGATGGAGCCCATGGCGGCCTCCGTCTCGAGGCTGGGCGTCCCCTCTAAGTAATGCTCTGAGGTCTCGAGGACTACGGGTGTTGACGTCGCAAGGTGGGAGACTCGCTCGATGCGCCATTTGGCGCCTGTATGGTAGCACACAAGCCCTAGAGAGGATAGTATCCCATCTAGCACCTCTCCGGCCGTCTCGGACGATATAAGTCCGTCCTCGTCCGTGCGATAGATCTCTGCGTTAATATGTGCTGCAGTGAGCCAGGGCGCAACGTCCCCAGCCGCCTCTACCTCACTCTGGCCGGTCAGCCTAAGGCAGCCCTTAATCACCTCCCACAAGGGGGTAACTTGCCGCTCAGTGCGTGGTAGTGCGTCGATGTCGAGACGGTAGTCGTCGAGCCGCTTGATACCGCAGCTCGCAGTCAAGGTGCACTCGTAGGGTATCGAGTCGTACTGCTCCTCGTACAGTCCTCGCTCTACTCTCCCCTTAAATATGAGGGTAGTACCGGTCTTGACCTCCATCCACCACTCGCGCTCATCAAGCACAATGTGCTCGTAAGCATAGTGCGTCTCTGAGACAAGATGCAGCTCTGTACGTGTCCCCCATCGAGCGTCCATCGTGCGTCTCGCATCCCGTTCGACAACAAGGGGGCTCTCCCCCCATAGCTTGATGCGGCGTGCGGGAGCAGTACTCGATGCCCCCTCTCGATAGAGTGAGACGGAGTAGCGATTATTAGCGTATGTATATCGGTCGTAGGCCATCGAATAAGGCGGGATTATTTGTAGGTGCCGTTTTTGATGATGAATAGTTCGTACTGATTGCCTCCCGAGCTGTAGGCGTAGATGTCGTAGGTTGTACCGCTGTCGAGGGCGAAGTTGGTATATCCGCTTGAGCTGGGGTTACCCATGTAGGTCTTCCCCCCGTATCGTAGGATACTTGCTACATGGGGCGTTGTGAATAACCGCCAGTGCCTTGCTCTGCCTCGCTCAATGCCGCCCACGCTCTGGATGTCGTAGACAATGGTTGCGGAGCCGTCTCTATGAGGCTTACCGCCTGCCTGGTATTCCTTCTGTCTTAGGGTTCTCTTGCTCTGCTCGATGTGTATGGGCGGTATACTGTCCATGTTGCGCCACAATTCGTAGTGGTGCACCGTCCTATAATAGCCCTCCGGGCCTCCGCCGCCCCAGGGGTCCGGGTGAATACCGGTAGAACCGACCCATTCTGTACTTGGATAGTCGCTCCACTCTGACTGAAGGGCTGCTCGATAGACGAATCGGACTATATCCTTATCTACATTGCCCTCGAGTTCTGCTTGCTTGGCCTTGAGCTGATTCTGAAGTTGTCGTATAGGGTCTATATAATTAACCTCTAAAGTCTCCCAATTAACTTGATGCCCATCCACTTGGGCCTTGATGCTCTGCAGGTCGGAGTAGGTAGCCATGCCCTCGCGCACCTTTGCGAGTAGCGTGCTAGTGCCTACTACCTTAGAGGCTGCACTTGTAGCGAGCTTGTTGAGGTCAATAAGCCGAGAGACGGACTCGCGGAAGGAGTCGGTGTTGAGTGCCGATACAACCTCCTTCGGGGTTACGCTCTTGCCGTCCTTGCCGGGTGCGCCTGGTGTACCATCCGCACCCTTAGCTCCTTGGGGACCTT